AAAAGCTATCCCGTTTTTCAAAGCTTTTCGATCAGACGCTATTATTCTTGAATCGGCTATCTATAGCAACTCTCCAAAAACCGCTATGCAACTGTCGTTGGTGCAAGGAGCAATTATTGCAGCAGCGCAAGTTGCTGGAATTAAAACGGTAAAGAATGTAGCACCTATGGCTTGGCAAAATTATATTGGGACCAAGCTTTTGAGTGCAGCAGAAAAGCAAGCAATTGTAAAAAAGACACCAGGAAAATCTAAGTCATGGTATAAAGGAAAAGAAAGAGAATTAAGAAAACAAAAGACTATTGACTATGTTAATAATAGGTACAACATTAAAATTGATGACGATGATGTGGCAGATTCAATCGGTATAGGATCTTATGTAAGCGACAAATGGGGTGCTATATTTGAGTAAAAAAGATTTTTACAAAAATAAAAGCTGGCTTCACAAACGTTATGTTCAGGATAAGAAAACTCCAGAGGAAATAGCGCAAGAATGTGGTTGCACAGTACAGACAATTTATTTATACTTGAACAAGTTCGGATTAAAGATGGGAAGAAAGGGCAGAAGATGAATGACGAAGTAAATCATCCTAAGCATTACACAATACATCCTAGTGGTATTGAAACAATAGAACTTACAGAACACATGAATTTCTGTCTTGGCAATGTTATAAAGTATGTTATGCGTGCCCCATACAAGGGTAAACAAATTCAGGACTTGGAAAAAGCAGCCTGGTATTTGAATCGTGAAATAAATAGACTTAAAACTATTGACAAAGAATAGACACCATGGTAGAATTGTCCTACCTACCATAAAGGAGTAAAAATGGGACGACGCAAAAAGGTGCAAATAAACGACCCCTTTATTAGAGAGGATAGTTTTACTACACAAGAGGGCAAGGTAGTAAATCAAGGAGATATAATTAAAATCAAGGGTATTTGGGGAACAAAGTTTAGGTTTCATCAGCATGTTATAAATCCAGAGAATAATAGGTCTTGGATTGATTGCGTAGAATTAGAAAAAGGTGTTGGTTGTGGTATGCGTTCTTTTTATGAAGATCGTGTAAGGGTAATGCCTAAGAAGCGAGGAAAGCGTGTCAAAAGAAATAGATCTAGTCAAGCATCTTGATGAAGTAAACAAGGTTGCATCAGAATATTTAAAGGGAACTGATACAGCACAGATAGCACGGGAGTTAGACATACCCCGTACCCGTGTAATGTCATTGCTCAATGACTGGCGTAAAATGGCAGCAAATAATGAAGCCATTCATGCGAGAGCAAGAGAGGCACTGGCTGGTGCAGATCAACATTATTCCAGCTTAATTAAAAAGGCATATGAGGTCATTGACACAGCAGATCAAACAGCAAATCTTAATGCTAAGACAACATCAATCAAACTTATTGCTGATATTGAAGCAAAAAGACTTGACATGCTTCATCGTGCAGGTCTTTTAGATAATAAAGAGGTGGCAGAAGAACTTGCTCGTATGGAAGAAAAGCATCAAATTCTTATAAATATTCTTAAAGATGTTGCTACAAAACATCCAGAAATTCGTAATGAAATTATGTCAAAGCTTTCTGAAGCAACTGACGGAGTGATCATAGTTGACAATTGATTTCTCTGATTTCATGGAGGCTCTTGATGACAATCCATTTCAGGAAGAACCAGTAGATGTAGAAACCTTTGTAAAGTCCCCAGACTTTTTAGGGCAGCCAGAACTGTCTCACTATCAGTATGTTCTCGTAGAGTGCATGAGTCAGATATACAAAGAAAAAGATCTGCAAAGATTTATGGGAAAGGAAGAGGGTAGTGAACACTATAAGAAATATACTAAGTCAGAAGTTATATTGCAACTTGGCAAAGGATCAGGTAAGGATCACACTTCTACTGTGGGTTGTGCTTATCTTGTTTATAAGCTTCTTTGCTTAAAAGATCCTGCTGCATATTTTGGTAAGCCCCCTGGTGATGCTATTGACATTATCAATATTGCTGTAAACGCACAGCAAGCAAAGAATGTTTTCTTTAAAGGATTCAAAAACAAGATTGATAAATCTCCATGGTTTGCTGGAAAGTATGATGCTAAAGTAGACAATGTTGAGTTCGATAAGGCTGTCACAGTATATTCTGGTCACTCAGAAAGAGAGAGCCATGAGGGTCTAAACCTTATGCTTGCTGTCCTTGATGAGATTTCTGGTTTTGCCCAAGAGTCAAGTAGTGGCAATGAAAATGCAAAAACAGGAGAAGCAATCTATAAAGCATTCCGTGGCTCAGTTGATTCACGATTTCCCGACTATGGAAAGGTAGTTCTTCTTTCATTCCCACGTTACAAGGGTGACTTTATCTCTAAAAGATATGATGACGTTGTTGCTGAAAAAGAAACTGAATTTAAAAAGCATACCTTTGTTCTTAATCCTGCCTTGCCAGAAGATGATCCAGGAAACACCTTTGATATTGAATGGGAAGAAGACAGAATAGAGTCTTATAAGTTCCCTGGAGTTTATGCGCTCAAAAGACCTACATGGGAAGTAAACCCAACAAGAAGCATTGAAGACTTTAAGCTTGCATTTTATACAGATCCAGCAGATGCAATGATGCGCTTTGCCTGTATGCCTAGTGTATCTTCAGATGCATTTTTTAAATCGCGGGACAAGATAGAAAAGTCACTAAGTATTCGTAATCCACTTGATAATTTTAGAAGGATAGATCCTAGTTTCAAACCAGACCCAGATACATCATACTTTATTCATGCAGACCTAGCACAGAAGCATGACAAGTGTGCCGTAGCATTAAGTCACGTTGAGAAATGGGTAGAGGTACAAACATTTAATGATTATACTCAAGTAGTTCCATTTGTTGTTGTAGATATGATTGCATGGTGGGAGCCTCAAAGAGAAGGCCCAGTAGACCTCTCTGAAGTAAAAAACTGGATTATTGATCTTAGAAGAAATGGATTTAATCTTGGTCTAGTAACGTTCGACCGCTGGCAATCATTCGATATTCAGCGGGATCTAAAGAGTGTTGGAATTAATACAGAAACTCTTTCAGTAGCTAAAAAGCATTATGAGGACTTAGCCATGCTTTTCTATGAAGAAAGGGTTATTGCTCCACATATTGAAATACTGTTAGAGGAACTGCTAGAATTGCGTATTGTGTCAAACAACAAGGTTGATCACCCAAGAAAGAAATCAAAGGACTTAGCAGATGCTATGTGTGGATCAGTTTACAATGCCATTTCTCACTCCAAGCGTGAGTCATTTGGTGAGATAGAAGTCCACACCTGGGCATCATTTAAAGCAGATCGAAACAGAGAGTTGATTGAGGAAAAAGACAAGCCACAACTGACACCTGAAATAAAAGATTATCTATCTAGTTATAAATTGATATAGGAGAACAATGTATAAAGTAGGAAGAGCACTATGTTTTGATGATATCTTGTTAGTGCCACAAAAAAGCTCTGTTGTATCCAGGCACGATGTAGATCTTACAATGTCGATAGGATATAAAAAAAGAAAGATAGATTTGTCACTACCAATTATTGCTTCTCCTATGGACACGGTATGCGACGTTGATATGTGCATAGCAATGGCAAAAGTTGGTGGCATTGGAATTCTTCATAGATACATGTCCTATCCAGATCAGATAATTAAGTCGCAAACCTTGATTGAGCAAGATGTAAGATTTGGTGTTGCCATTGCATCTAATAATGGATATCTTGCACAAGCAGATCATCTATATAATATTGGGGTCAGATTCTTTCTTGTAGACACTGCTAATGGTCACTCTAGTTATGCAATAAAGGCTGTTGCACAACTCCGTAATGCCTTTTCAAATGCACATATTATGGCTGGAAATGTTGCTACTAAGGACGGTTTTCTTAGATTGGCAGAGGCTGGAGCAGACTCAGTAAGAGTTGGCATTGGTGGGGGTGGTGCTTGTACCACAAGAATTGTTAGTGGTCATGGAGTTCCAACATTACAATCCATTCTAGATGTTTCTGAAACTTTTCAAGAGTGCTCAGTTGTTGCTGATGGTGGCATAAGAAATAGTGGAGACATTGTAAAAGCTTTTGCGGCAGGTGCAAATGCGGTAATGCTTGGATCAATGCTTGCAGGAACAGATGAAGCACCAGGAGAGATAGTTACAGATCATAACAATCGTGAAGTAAAAGCTTTTCGTGGTATGGCAAGTGCTGCAGCACAAAAGGATGCAACAGGAAAAATTTCTGTAGCAGAAGGAATATCTACGAACGTTCCTTATAAAGGTTCTGTTACTCACATACTTAATCAAATTAGTGGCGGCCTTGGAAGTG